GGATGGGGCAATCCATACATACCGAAGTTGAATTTTACCTGAAAAAATATTTATTGTTGTCCTTGTAAAAAGAGGTACTCCAAAACCTACTTGTATTTCTTACTCTAAAAAGATTGAAAAATTTTTTTCTGACCAAAAATAACTATGTCTTTACTTATATATATCTATTTCTATTAATTTCTCCGCACCTACTACAGAGCAAACTAGTTTTTTAGAAGCTACCTCTATTACTCTACATAAAAAATCCCGCAGTAAGCTTAAGAACTCTTTTCTCCCCCTTTTTTCACTAATGAGACACACGGGAAAGAAGGTGTACCGAAACCTTTAAATATACATATAAGGTAGTTTTACACCTGTGGCTCAAGAATGTCACTGTGAAAGTATAAAGTAATCTAAATGAACTTTTTATATGTATATATAAACTTTGCGGTGCAAAAAAAAAAACCTGAAACAGATAACACGAAAGGAGAGGGAGGGATGAGCCCGATTTTTTTATTTTAAGGGTATAGATAACATTTGTCCCTCGATTGTGAAATACGGTGTTACATTTATCACGCCAACGGGAGGGGAGAGATTTTATAGTCACTGAGAAATAAAAATAAAAAAAGGGAATCCTGTCAAGTGTTAGCATATAGACCAAATATAAAACGTACTCAGAGAAGATGGATTGTAAAGATACGAGGTTAGAGTACGATGTAGAGTTGGATGAAGTGTTACTCCCCGATTTGTGCCATGATAACATGTGTCATGCTCGGCAGTAACACTTATATACCTACGAGTACATATAGGTATTGTTATTTGAAATCTTGAGGTAAGATGTGTATAGTATCCTACTCACTAGGATGGGATAGGATTTAGAATTAATTTACAGGTAGACTAATTACTATCTGTATCTTTATTCTAGTGTGTATAATTGAAAGTTGGTAAAAATTTCGGTACGACTAATCTGACTTGCCTGTGTCTCAAAGGTGGGGTGCGGGGAGGCAAAAGAAATGAAAGTTAAGGTAGAAGATAAAGATGAAGTAAAGTCTGGAGAAGGAGACGCGATTTTATCTTCAGAACCCAATAAAAATGCGGTACTTAAACCAGAAGGCATGAAGTTACTAGCAGAAATAAAAAAGACCACAGCTATTACATCTGAACAGATAGATGAAATAGACGTAGATGTTGTAGAACTGTGTAACGGATTCTTAAATACTCTTGACAATTTGGTAAAAAATAGTGCAGATGAAAGAATTAAGATAAGTGCTATAAATGCCTTCTTTGATAATTCATCTAAGTTACATGCTATTACTACACAGATTGCAACTAGGACGTCTGAGAAACTAAAGAACTTAGAAATCATTAGGAAGTTAGAGTCTCCAATACAAGAGATAATACAGTTTAAAGATTCACCAATAAAAATTGATGTAGAAGGAATACTTTTAACAAATCTAAATAAAGAACGTGATGAGGTACTTCTATATATAATAAGTAAGATAGATGAGTATAGAAAAGAAAAAGTAGCAGCTTATAGTAAATTTGAGAATAGAACATCTGAATCTGTACTTCGTATAACTATAGATGATATAGTTAAGATAATGAATAAAGTTGTAGATAATGAACATAGGGATGAAAAACATGAATGAAGAACAAATTGGTACATATTCTATTAATAGCCTGTTTCCGTATCCATATTTCGAAAATCGTTCAATTTCGAGGTTTTTCGATGATTTGTAATAAAAACGGACTCCATAGAGCAATTCTAAGGCACTATCTAGGTATACCCCTTGGTGTTAGTATGGCAGAAAAACATGATTTTTCTCCTGTTGAACAAAAATATAAGGTTTATCCCCTCCTGTTGAGGGCTTAAAAAAGAGGTCGAATGGTCGATAAAAACTCAGAGTATTACTTCTATAAGAATGTACCATATACGAGAGTTACACGTATACTAAATGTAATAGCAAAAGAGAAATTATTATGGTGGTATGGTGCTCATGGTACTAAAGAATGCAGGAGAATATCTAAAGAAAGGATGGCATTTGGTACACAATTCCATAGAAATGCACATGCAATACTACAGAAAAAGGATACATATATACGTGATGATGAGGTAGAACTGTGCAATACTGTTGAATTATTCATAAAATGGAGTGAAAAACACAAAGTAAAGCCACTATTTCTTGAGCATGGACTACTAAATGAGGAATATGGGTATGCTGGAACTGCGGATTTTATAGGATACATAGATGATGTGTTCATATTAGCTGATTGGAAAACTGGTAAGCAGATATATGAGGAGAGTTTTCTACAACTAGCTGCATATGTAAAAGCATTTGAGTGTGAATATACAAAAGAGAAGGTTAAAGCTGGTATGGTAGTATCTTTCAGGGATGGAATTGTTCAAGACCAATTAGTGTCACGTGACGAACTAGAAAATCTATTTCAAGTATTTTTAGCTGCTAAGAAGATACACGACTGGAAGCAAGGACATGTCTGATACAATACAGACATCATTTGATAAAACAAAACGAGGATATATTTCTAAGTATGATAGGTTTAAAGTTTTGAAACGACAAGAATGGCGGTGTCTTTGTGGTAAGAGACTTAAATTCAGTTCAAAACAGGACTATGGTTGTGACACAGCACATATAGACCATATAAAACCATTAAGTAAAGGTGGTGTGGATTCCATAGAAAACTATCAAGCATTGTGTCCTGACTGTAATTTACATAAGTCTGCTAAAATACCAGTTAAATTTAAATCTGGTGGTATGTCTATATCTGAAATACATGCAGAGATTGCAAAGATAGATGGATATATAAAAGATGCATGTAATAGGACAAACATACATGTTCTTGAGATAATAAATCATCTTCAAGATACTAAAAGTAAACTTATGCTGTATACTAAGTATAAGGGTAGGATATGATGCTTAATGATATTGGTCTTAAAATTCTTTCATATCAGAACATAGAGTTTACTATACTATGTGGGGAATGTGGGTGTAAAGTAATAGTTAATGAAAAAGAAACAGGAAGGAAAGTAAAATATTGTAATACATGTCGGCTTATTGTAATAAGTAGGCAAAAGAAACAGTCTAAACAAAGGAATGCGTATAATAAATTAGGTACTACGGAACTTGGAAGTAATTTCTGTGGTGATTTCATACGTGAGAGACAAATAATAAATAGAGAGCTGATACGTCTTGGGTTACGAAAACGTAATTATGAATAGGTGTTTTTTTCACCCCTTTTATTGAGAGGGTTAGCTGTTGCTATATTTATATTTAAGATGATAGAATGGAACAAAATATACAAACAGTAATGACCCCGAGGGTATTTTTACCTCAACAAAAAGATGTATTAGATGCACTTGAAAAGAGATTCATAAGATTTGTACTATATTCTGGTGCTTTCGGTGCAGGTAAGACACTATTAGAAGTACATGCTGTAATAAGACAATGCATAATGTATCCAGGCTCATTCTGGTTAATGGGTGCTCAAGTATTTCCAATGGTACGAGATACTGTACTAAGAACATTTTTTAAAGAAGTAGATTTGTACCAGAAGAAGGTAAATGAATCAGGATTGGACATTACATTATGTAGTAAGTATCTAGCTGGAGATAAACACTATAAGTTCTATAATGGTAGTGAAGTATTATTCCGTAGTTTTGATGACCCTACAAAATTTAAATCATTAAACTTAGATGGATTTGCAATTGATGAGCCTGTAGATGTAGATGTAGAAATATTCAAGATGTTGCAGGGTAGGCTGAGAGGTAAAGCAGCACCAAACTGTAAATGTATAATGGCTGGAAATCCAGCAGGTAAAACAAATTGGGTATATGAGAAGTTCTTTGTAGAACCAGAACCAGAATACTATCATGTTCATACAACTACATATGATAATGTGTTTCTAAGAAAGAACTATATTTCTGACATGGAAAAATCCTACGATGAAGATTATATAAATAGATATCTAAAAGGAGTATGGGGTTCGTTTGCAGGACAAATATATAAAGATTTCAATGTTGATAAACATGTTGGAGACTATAGTGATAAGAAAGTAAAGTATCATATGGCTGGATTTGATGCAGGATTTAGAAACCCAGCTTGTCTACTTGTTGTTGGTGTTGGAAATGATAATGAAATTTACATTAAAAAGGAATTCTACAAATCTGGTATGACTTCTGAACAACTTGCCCAAGAAACAGTATATATTAATAATAAGACTACACTTACTAAAATATATGTAGACCCATCTGCAATAGATACAATTGAAATAATGCGTACAAATAAACTTAAAGTAATGTCAGCAGACAATGATGTTGATTCTGGTATTTCTAAATTAAAATCAATGTTTAGAAACGACTTAATTTATATAGATAAGTCCTGTGTCAATTTAATAAAAGAACTTGAATCATATAGATATGAAAAAGATAGATTATCTAAGAATAAGACTGAAAAGCCTTATAAGAAACATGACCATGCCTGTGATGCACTTAGATATGCAGTAACAGGATTTAACCCATTTAGAAAACCAACATCTTTGAGTGTAGGGCATTGGAGTAGGAGAAATGAAAGTAATAAGTTTATTTGGTAAAAACGTACTGTCGTATGGTGAAGTAGAAAGTAATATAGGTAGTCATATATCTACTGGTCACATGTTGGCAACTACTGAACATGCCGAAGCTATGAATGCTAGAACACTTAGAGATGTTGTTACTACTGAACCACTTTTGTATAAGGCAATATATAAAAAGAATTACGATACAGTTAGAAACTGGTTTAAAGTTTTACCAGAAGATGAGGATAAAGAAACACCAGACTATATTAAAAAACTTGTTTACAATTTTGAGACTAGAAATAACTTTAAATACATACTATCTCAAGCTGGTGTTCGTGCAAATATATATGGAACTGGTTTTATAGAACGTACATATATGGGAGAAGGTGCTAAACCAGCTCTTGATTCAAGACCTAGACCTACATTAAAACCTAAAGGAATATTAGTACAGGATTCTGAAAGAATAACACAAAGAGAAAAGAAAAAAACTAGAGGTGCGAAAACAAAGTATTGGGTATATAGAGATGCTGGAGTTCCTAAGTTGCTTATACATCCAGATAGACTTGAGCCAGTTGTTATAGACAGAACAAACAATAAGTCTTTCGGGATTTCTAAAGTAAACATAGTACGAAATATACTTAAAAGTAAAATGGATTCTGATGTGTCTGCAGGTGACATATTGAATTGGGTTGGAAATGGTTTATATGATGTAACTATTGACAATATGCAAGATGACCAAGAAGAAAAAGCTAGGGAACAACTAAAACTAAGACCTAATTTTGTACTACATGACGAACAGTATAAGTTAGAGGTAAAGAATCCTACTACATTAAATCCTAAACCATTCTATGATAACTTCTATGTAAATATTGCAGCAGCTATGGTTATGCCTACACATATGCTTACTGGAATATCACCTGGTAATGTAACTGGAAGTGAAACTGGTTATGCTGATTATATACATGATATTGAGAGTATACAGGAGTTACTTTATACACCTATTGTCACGAAATTCTACAAACGGCTAGTTGAAACCAGCGGACATAGTTGGAAATACAAAATTAAATGGAATCCTTGCTTCATAGATGAATTGTCAGAAGCTAAGATACTACAAACTAGAACATTTAGTGCGGTACAACTTATGAATGCAAATATAATATCTGGTAAGGAAGCACGAATGATGATAAACAATGGTGTAATACGATTAGACCCTGATGCTGTACCTAAACCAAAACCTATACTTAATCCAAAAACTGGTACTGAACCAAATGCAGAACCGCAACCTGTGGTAAAGCCAAAACAAGATAAAGCAAAGATGGAAGAAAATACTTATACCCATCTTGAATATAATGAAATGTTGGCACAGGATGCTAGACTACAGAAAGCTGAAAAAATTTCGGGTAAAATTATCTGATTGCCTTGTGTCTCAATGGTGATAAAATGAGTATTAAAAAAAGACTTGGAAATATATTTAGAAAAAAACCTATCGTAATTCCTAGTACAAAGGTTATACATATTACAGAGAAAGGTAATCCTACACAGTGGAGAAAAAGGACAGAACGTAAGAAAGTTGCTGGTCGTAGAAATAAATGAGAGCATCTGTAAAAGTAAAGGGATTAAATAGACTTATTGCAAATTTAAAAGGATTAGAGAAACTTGATATTTATGATAAAACAATATCAGAAGTTGCAGATAAAACTGTGAAGTATGCAAAAAAGAATTGTCCAGTAAAGACTGGTAAACTTAGAAATTCAATACATAAAGAAAAGAAATCTGATGCAAAGTATAAGGTATCTGCATATGCTGAAAACAAAAAAGGAATTGATTATGCTCAGTTCATGGAATTTGGATTTATAATGAGAAGTGGTGAGCCATATCTAGGAATTATGCCACCTATAGAAGTAGGAGATATGACTAGAGGTAGAAGTGGTTATCATCCTTTTCTTAGACCTGCACAACATAAGGCTATTGATGAAGCTGGAAAAATATTTGATAAGAAGTTGAGGAAAGCATGGAAATAATAATACATATTATGTTGTCTTGTACTAGATGTAAAATACTTGAAATGTTGTTAAACAAAAAAAACATAGAACATACTTTGATTGTAGATAATCCACCATCTATAGAAGGTGCATATCCACATATATATATTGACGATACTAAAATTAATTATTTGATAGTAATGAAAAAAATAAAAGAAGGCGAAATAAAATGAGTAGAAAAATAGTATTGTGCAATAGACCAGGTGGGCATTGTTGTCCAGAGATAGAAATAAAAGATGATGGAAACGTAGAGATAAGAAACGACTTTGATGAAAAAGTATCTCTTACAAAGATAGAGTTCGAACTACTGAAACATAAAATAATGGAAGCAGAGGTATAGATATGACGGATATAGAAACTAAATCACAACAAGAAGTAGATAAGACAAAAGAAAAACCTGCTATAAGCGTAGATAAAATACCAAATGTTAAGATAGAAGCATTTCATGCGTCACTTTTACCAATAATGCAGATGTTGCAGACTTGTGATAGTTCATACAGGGGAATGCGTAAAGATGAAGAACAACGTAGAATAAATATTGTATTGATGCAACATGCAATTAAAGAAGTTAGAGCAAGACCAAAATTAACTAGACAGGTAGCAAATGGATTGATGCAAGAAGTTACTCCAGAGGTAAGACAGGAGATAATAAAGAATACTACAATTGCTATAAACAATGCATATAAAGCATATCTTGGAGTTATAGAACAGAGAAAACATAAAGGTAATGAACTTGGAGAAGCAAGGATTAAAGTATTTAGAATACTGGGACAACGGTTACTTACAGAGCATGATTTTAAGCCTGATGAATTACTTGGTTTTTTTGTTAATAGACCAGACCACAAAGAAGTTAGAAAGATGAAAGAAGTAGAAGATGATATAAAGAAAACATTGGAACTGGCAGAAAAGAAGGTTGCTTAAAATGGCTGATATAGCTATTTCAGATGATTCAAAACTTATGCTTAGACTTGTTTTGGGATTACTAAGGAAAAGAGGCTCTATTAAAACAGCACATACTGATATGCGTAACTGTGCAAATAAGGCATATTATAAACCTTATTTATTGTTAATAGAAACTGCGGCACAGATTAAAAGAAATCATCAGAAATCTATACTTGCAGATTTAGGTACATATTTTCTGCGGATAATTTATAAAGATACTGCATATAATCCTATTACTTTATACATATTAAAAAAACTAATAAATGATAAGGAATTTGTAAAACTTGTTAATGAACAGGGTGTAGATAGTGTTGATGAACTTTATGTAAATAACTGGTCTGATACATTAGATATTACCAAAAAAGCACATGAGGAAAATAAGTTGAATCCATTTGAGTTGTCTAGAGAAGAAAAGACATTTGTACCAAATATTCAACATGCAGTTCATGCAAAATATAATGAGCAAGAATTGATTAACTCCTTAGAGCAAGAAACAAAAAAAGAAATGAGAACTAGAATTAGAAAAAGTTAATATATGGAGGAATAAAAATAGATGAGTGAACAAGAATATACGTTACTTAATGTTTCATCTGGTATGCCATTGACACCAATGATGCTTGGTGAGGATATAACTGGTATTGAAGAATCCACTGTTTTAATTGGAGACCAGATATATAATGGTAAATATGTACCTGCTGAAGAACTGGAAAAAGCATTTAAAACTTGGGATAAGCAACCAGTAGTAATGAATCATTCTAGAGATTTAGAAGATGAGGTAGGATATATAGATGTAACAAACTATTATGCAGATGAAAAAAAACTAAAAATGATACCTGTTTTTAATCCAGAAACGTCTAAGTTTACAGAAGTTGATGGATTCATTAAGAATAGGTTTAAGGCTGGTAGAGCACCAGAAGTCAGCGTTGGCTTTTGGCACGATATAATATTTGAAGAACTTGATACAGGTGAAACACGAAAAACAGTACGTGATATAACTGGAGACCACTTATCTATGATTTCTCGTGGTTCATGTAGTCCAGAACGTGGATGTGGGATAGGTCTTGAGAAAGCGGTAGAACCTGTAGAACCTGTAAAAAGTTTAGATGAAATAAACAAATTAAACTTAAAGTTGAAAGGCGAACAACTGAAATCAGAACGACTTAAACAACTTGAGTTAGAATGGAGAGATTAAATGGAAGAAAAAACAATAGAAGAAATAAGTAAAGAATTGGAAGAATTAAAGAGGACTAATCTTGAACGAGAACTTACCTTAGAAAAAGATAAACTGGAGAAATCCAACGAAGATGAAAAGTTGAAACAACGAGAGGAATTAAAAGAGGAATTGAAACAGGAACTTCTTACAGAACAAGCTGGAGAAACTAATTTACCAGAAGGTAATGCAACAGAGACGACAGGACAAAAAGGAAACTTTGATGGTTTTATTGCAAAGTTTAGAGAAAATCACAGCTTAAAAGGTAATACATTTGAAGAGACTATGCAAGGACTTACAAATAAAGGTGGGTACTAATGTCAAATAGGACACTAACTGAACTTACTGGTGGTAG